ACTGGAGCACCTCAAAAACACCATCATACACTAAATCAGTAAGTTGGCAGCATCACCTGTAAACCAATTAATTATTAGGATGGTATTAATAATATAGAGTAAAAAATAACACTAAGGCCAAATCGCAACCAGAAACAACTGCGCAGTATAAAACACGGGTAGTGTATCCAATTAGTAGAACATGTGTTTTTCGATAAACGCTCCGATCACTTTTTCGTGGATCTCAACTGAGCGTGAGAAGCAGATTGTTTTTTACGAGCCAACCGCTTAATGCGGGTGCGTAGCGTCAGATTATTACGCTCAATGCGTTGGGTGAATATTTTGCCGGTCAGATGCTTATTCTTCGGCACCACCCGGCCATAGCTGCCCCTGTCATCGCTGGTGAGCATGCCGATGTTGAAGGGTGTAAGCAGTGCCAGTAGCTCCCGGCACGTTTGATCGGTTCGGGGACCAAAAGTGTAGGCCAGTACACCGCCTGTTTTGGTGTTGTACGCGTACCAGAGCCAGTGTTGCCGGCAACGTAGCTCCATTGCTCATCAAGCTCGCAGATAAGCGCCACATCAGCGTGGGCAACAGGCGAAGAAGTTATTCGCGTTGGCGCGAGTTTTTTAAAGTCCGGATGACGGTGTTAATACCAATTTTCAGTGTCCTGGCGGTATCGCGAACCCCGGCACCATTAAAGGCCATTTCAGTGATCAGCTCTTTCATACCCGGCTTACGTGCTTGATAAGTATAAGTGAGCTGAAACACACGGTGGCAGTCACGGCAGCGAAATCTGTCACGGCCTTTAGGGTTTTGACCATGGCGGTAAACCCGAGCTAACTGACAACGGGGACAATGAATATTAACGCTGGTTATGAGATAACCTCAAAAGCCCGTATTATACATCAGATTCAACTAATTAGAGGCATCACCAGAAATGGCTTGCTTCCATAGCCTAAAGCAAGCCACAACACATTTACCTTAAGTACACAATTAACATACCAGAACAGGTTATTTTAACACTATCAGGGAGTTAATATACGATCTGGTCTACATGATTACCAAAATCATCGTCGTCGTCCTCATCGCCACCATCTACAGATGGCCAATCAACAAACCAGCCAGCGTAAAGATGCAGCGTTCGGAGAACATCACTTGCGGGAGCATCAAGGGTGTTAACGAATCCCATATAGCTATTGGGATTTGCCCCATCTATGGCTTCAGTGATCATGTCCTCGGTAATGTCACCGGAGATAATGCTTAAACGCCCGGAAACTTCTTCATTATCATCAAATTCGATAATGGCATCTCCGCCTAATGGCGCTGCGATTTTAATCTGCATTATTTAGCTCCTTTGCCACACCTAATAACAGTTCCAGCAATCCGTCACCATTCATCAGTGATGCGGCAGCGGCCTCTTTGTCATGATACAACTGAAGAGCCATAGAGAATACTTCCGTTGCTGACGTTTTGGAAATAGTCGGTGATTTCTGCCGAATTTTCCCGGTGTTACTTACTGAGGCTGGCGGGTATACCTTCGCCATATAAATATTACTCAATCGAGATCTGAAGCACCATTCAGGCTTGCCACGCCCACCGATATTAACGAAAGATGGCTTATCCCCTTCAACATTGGCCTTCAGAAATGACCGGGCTTTCTCTAACAAACCAGGGTTACTGTACTCAAGATGATGACCCAGCTCGTGCCACAGTGCACTTGCATTTTCATCGTTCAAATTGACAGCAACAACACCATTAAGATTTGCATATGCCCTTCCCTGGTGGTGAACCACCTTTGATAAGGTCGAAATTTTACCGCCGGTCAGGCGATAAATATCAGCAAGTTCCTTGCGCAGGTCTATCCCACCATTCTGTCCAGCGCGAGCTTCTTCCACTTCTTCCGTGATAAAAGAGTCGGCCCACTCAAGAGCTTTTTCTTCAGATACGGATGAGTTTGCGATCGCACTGTTCATGGCAGATAACACTTTCTCGTGGACCGAACCCATACTTCGCTGATTCATTTGCCAGCGTGTCTGCGGGTTATATGAGAATCGCTTAAGTAGTTGGTCAAGCTGCTCAAGTTCTTCTTCACTGACATACTTTTTAGCCTCACCAATAATGCCAGGGAGAATATTGCCGTTAGGATTAAACGCTCGCGAAAGGAAGAGTTTCAGCGCCCCTATGCCCTCCGATGCTTCAATATCACCAATAACCCGGTTAACAATGGCCGCACTCTTCGGATTAGCATCCGCCAACGCTCTGGCTACGATTTGCAGGGACGATACGACCTCACGCTGCATATCAGTCCTGATCTCATCAATAAACTCTGGCGTTATGCCGTGCTCTTTAAGGATATCCCGGCCTTCCGCCGTTACCCCATCGATATCACCGACATGTTTATTAACACGGCTTTGCAATGCCTTAAATGCCTTCAGAATTCCACGGGCATCATCCGCTTTACTAACGGCCTTCCTGAATGCTGGCAAGAAGTCTGAGTTAACCTCATTTTGTTGATCGGCCCACTGAATGGAGGCTTCTTTCATCTCGTCCAGAGTCAGATCACCCAACGCGGTATGGTCTGTGAATATGAGCGACAACCTCTGAACCATTTCTGCCAATGGTGATGCCGAATGCGCCGCGCTAAGGAATGCTTTCACCCTGGTTGGGCGAATGGAAAACCAGTCAATAGCTGGTGGCATATCTCCGTTTTTTATCGCCTGCGCTATCTCGTCAAAGCCATCGCGCCCAAGGGAGGATGCGTGATTTAACAAGCCGCGAAGTAACGAATTGCTGATACCGAATAATCGGCACCATTTTTTCACGTCGGCAACAGGCATTCGAACAAAATGCGCAAGCACTTGTACAAGCTGTTCATCCTGGGGATCTGTGCGGGAAAGCAGCCTGATCAGATGAATAATGTCTTTGATGCCGGATGCCCGATGTAATAGCAAACTGGTATACGGAGCAACACCGTTGTAACTACCGCCGGAAACGGACTCGAAAAGACCGCCGGATATCCCTTGCATGCCTTCGTATTCCAGTTCCTGAGACACCTGGCGAAGGATATCCTGTAACGACACATCGCCGCCGCCAAACATATCCCCCAGCGCCTGGCCCTGGTGCTGTAACTCATCATTGATACGTTGAGCCATCAACTTAAAGGCGGTGGCCATACGCTTCGCGCTACGGTTATTCGCGACGATGAACAACGCGAGTGCTTTCACTTCCGGGGCCGTTTCGCTGAACATATCCCCCTGAGCAATAACATCGGTAATATGCTGGCCTGACTCCTTCGATTGCCTTACCAGGTCTACCGCATCTTTCAATGCCGCCAGCGCCTTTTTATCGAGGCTATCCGCTGTCTCAATGCCATCAACAATAGTTGTCACAGCCTGCTTGTGCGCTTCTCCTGATAAAGCCTGCATCTGGACAAAATCATTGGCTGCCGCATTAAGCGCCGTCAGAACATTACGCATATCCGGATCAGGTTCTTCTGCAACCATCCTTACCAGGCGCGCATCCTTATATGCCTTGGCAAAGATCGCGTTTTGTATACGGTCTACAAGTTGCCGTGTTGGTCGCCCATCTTCCGTTACAAGGCCAGCAGCCTGTGTGGCACCAACTTGCGTCATGAATCCGCGAATAAACGCGTCATTACTGCGGCTAAGCAGATCTCCGCTTTCTGACGGGTTAAACAACGCCATCATCGCCGGTGTTATGCTGTCGGCATCAACAAAAGCCTTTTCACTGGCTGCCATTTCCTGGAGATCAGAAATATTTGAGTCCTTGGCAAACTGAACACGGTCAACCTTCGTTAACCGGCGGCGCACCAGTACCGGAGCCGTCATTGATTCAACCTTTTCAGGCCGTATGCCGAATTCGGTCGCATGTTCAATCAGGTACTCCCGATACCGATCCGCATTACCGTCCTGATAGGCTTTAATGATCCCCATGGTCCGCCCATTACCTGACTCAACGGCATTGTCCTCACCAATTATTGGCGCGCCATGGCTGGATAAACCGGAATCGGTAAGCTGGGCAGGACGCAAATCCTTGGATATCTGGTTGACCTGAAGAAGGCTGGATGCGCGGGTCCGGTCGCGCGGCTGAAGTTCCTGGGGATAGTCTGGATTAATTTTCCCATCCAGAGTATTGGATACCAAAAGAACTGAGGCATCGACGATATCAAACGCTGTTTTTACCTCGTCTCCCTTCGCTGTCACCACATACGAAACCCGCCCATAATCGGGCAGGTTCTTTAGCAGCTCGATCAGCGTTTCTATGCTGGTGGCCATTACCACCTGATCGCTTAAGCTCATCCCTGTTACGCCTTATGCTGCCTCTTTAATGTTGGCGGCTATCCATGCCGCCGTGTGCTGTTTAACCTGGTCCAGGTCGATGTATGTGCCAACATATTGACTCAAATCCTGCAAGGTACCGATAAATGCATCGGTGCTCTGATCGACGAATTTATCAGCCAGGAAATCAGCAACCAGTTTTGGCACACCATCATGTTCCGAAGGTTGTTTTTCCTCGCCACTACCACCGCCGGACGCGCCGTACCCCATCTGTTGCATGATCTGGTCAATTTCATCGCTGATATCCAGCAACTCCATGCCACTCGCGGTCGCCGCTTTGGACATCAGAGCATCCAACTTATCGCTGAGATCCATTAACTCAATAGCTGATAGTGTCATGCCGCTACCCCCGCTTTCTGGATTGCTACCAACAGATCAGCCAGGTGGCGAGCTGCGCCGTTAACCAGCTCTTCGTTTTCCTCAAAACGTCCGGCAGCCTGAAGGGCTGCAATCGCTTCCCGGACATTGCCCCGGGCGTTACGGATCTCCGCCATGTCAGTGCTTTTCATATCCATCACGTTATTGAGATATTCAATGGCTTTATTAGCCTCTGCATCTGCTTCGCTAACCGTTTCATCAGGCTGTGCCGGGGCCGGTTCTGGCTGAGTAATCTCACCGACTTCGGCCTGCAATGCATTGATCATGCTCTGCACCATTTTCTCGGTGCCAGCGCCCCCAGGAAACGCAATATTGGGGAAAGTTTTTTGAAACTGAGTTTTCAGCATTACGCGGAACTCGTCTGGTGAGCTGGTGGCCAGCTCCAGAGCTTTTTGTGCATATTTGCCAAACGGACCATTAGTAAGTGTCTTCGCCAGGAAGTCGAAAGAATCCTCGCGAGGCAATAACTTCAGGTCGTACTCACTCATTTGCTGATCAGAAAGCGGGGTATCGAAAGTAGCAATGCCGTAGCGTGCATATTCATAATACGGGTCACCTTCATCAGGGCGCGGCAGAATTGCTTTGTTACCTTCAGGTATTGCGCCAGGGGCCGCCGGACGCATTTGCAGGGCATATCGATATGCACCTACAGAGACTTCTGGTTCAGGCGAAGAGCTACCGGTATCCTCCGCTTGTTCAGGTTCGACGTTTTCCGGTTTATGTTCTTCTGGTTGGACCAGGTATTCCGATACATTACCCGCTTTATAGGCTTTAAACAGCTTGCCGATCGCATCTGCCATGTCCACACCCTGTATGGATTTAGCCTTGATCATGTATACGCTGCCATCCGGATCGGTTAACTGGATATACCCTTCGCCGCCCCCAATGAATTGCTTCATTGATGCACCATTACTGAGCGTCACTTCCCCGTCCATATGCATACGATTTTTGATACTGGCAAGGCGATCCGTCAGCGCGCGAGAGTGCCCACCAGTCATCCCCGCTGGAGCAATGGTATCGCGCCCACCGGTGCGATTGAGCTGATCAATCTCCGTCTGCAAACGCTCATTCTCTTCATAAAGAGAATCCGCTTCTGATGCAACAGCGTTAATTTTCTGCTCCAGATCTGCCTTCTGCCCTTCTACCGCTGCCACCTGATCCGCGAGGTCGCTCATGGCATCCTCTTTCTGGTCACTGTCAGCCTGTAGTTGGGTTATTTCATCAACAAGGGCTTTTTTCTTCTTCTGCGCACGCTGGAATTTTGCCGAGTTTTTCTCTGCAAGGTTGGCAAGTTTCATGGTGACCTGCGCCAGCGTCATATCACGTCCACTCATCGGAGCAACGGTGTGAGTAACGTCTTTTTTATTCAGTAAGAACTGGAAAGCAACCAGCGTATCGCTATTGGTGATCCGGTTTTCCGCTGTCGGGCTATGAAACAGAATGCTGATAGTCTGACCATCACTGAGCGGAATAATGGCTGGCAAGACCGGCAGCCCGTTAACGTTACGTGCCCGGCCAATTTCAGCGCCGCCGATCGCGCGCGCGCCGCTCTGGGCCACATCCCCCGTTTTATCACTCCCCGCAGAGATTCCGGTACCATTCAGCTTCTGGTTCAATGCCCGGACAAATGCCTGCATGGTCCGGTGTAACTGCAAACGAGTAGAACTAATCGCCTCCAGTAAATCCGTAGCACACCAGTGGATCGGCGTGTCATAGAAGAACGTAGCCTCGATTTCCTCCAGGGTGTTGGATTCCGTCATCAGATAGCGGTCCTCACCGGCCATTAATGCGCGATATTCATCATCAGTCACTGGCGGGGGAAGCACGTCAAGCCCAGGCTTGATCGTCACCCCTTTATTGATATTGAACTGTTCCATGTTAATTTCCTGCTTTCAGTTGCTTAAGACGACGTTTGAGTTCGCCATTCCGTGCCTTTTCGTTATTGAGTCGGCCCGTCTCCTTATCCAGCTTCGCCCGCAAATCAGTGATCTGCTGTTGATTGAAAGACACCGAATTCTGCGCGGACTTATAAGCGGCAACCACCTGAGCATTCCGCTGTTTTGCTTCTTGCAGGCGCTGAAAGTTGGATTTAACTGCCGGTTTCTTGTCTACCGGATTGGCAACACGCTTCGCTTTGGCGATCAGTGATTTCTGGAATTTTGCGGAGTTTTTGCGGGCCGCCTGTCCCATGACGGTACCAAGCGTCTTGATATCCGGCGACTGAGCGTTAGGAATAGCTTTTCCATTCAGTTTCACAGACGATATATCGCCAGTATCGTTTACCTGTATGGCAAGAATTTGTCCGTCGTTAAGAACCAGCTTTGCGGTTTTAACTTTAACGCCATCTTTCGTTGTTGCGCGGTTGCTGGAGTCAACCTCAATTACCGTAACCCCGGTTTTATTGATCGCCGCGATAAGGGATTTCAGCCCCTTTTCATTAACCTGGTCAAAATCGACCGTTGCATACTTATTTTTCGTCATCTGACACATCCTGTGCGAGATTTATTACGTAACTTCTGCGGATTTGCTGAGTAACAGGGAAAATCCGATACAACGGGTTAATGAACGAGTCGCCATGCGTAACCATGACGTTGAAATGCCACAGTCGCTCTCCTTTACCCATATATTCAGTGGGTATGTACAACCATTCACTGTTTTCGCCCTGTTCAGCCGACGTCAGACAACGTTGTTCGCCTTCAATCACTGTCGTCGGCTTCTGAACATCGCGGATCCAATATCTGACCGTTGCGCCGCGCAAAAACGGGAATTTAGACCGGTATTTGAACGGCACCCGGATGAAATCCGGTTTAATTTCCACATCACCAAGTTCTAAATGCGTGATGTCCTTGCGTTTTAGCAAATAGCGATCGGCTAAGGCTAACGCAAGAACGCATACACCCCAGCCAATCATTTCCCGCCTCCCTTTTTCACCAAACTTGTAAGAACATTCAGAATGCTATCGATATTCACTCGTTTCATCCCTGAAATCACCTCATGACCGTTATTGCTGGCTATCGTTACCATTAAGTACGTAATTGATAACTCCCAGCCCTCGTGTTGCCCCAATAGGTACGCCACCGCGCCAGCTGTCACTGCAACAAAGATCTCCGTAACCAATCCCAACAAATTGCCAGACTGGCGACCGTCTCGGACATCCATCAGGAACGTGCCTATCCCACCAATTACTGAAAGCAGGAGCGCAATAGCAACTGGAGCTAATTCCTGTGTGTCAAGCACAAGTTCCCTCCTACGTTGTCAGGAGGTAATGGTATGCAAAGTAACTTCTCAACCGGTCATTTGTTGCTTAAGAGGCATTTCTATTGAGGTACGAATCGATAATCCTTTGTAACTTTTCAAGAATGAGCCTGTTATTGATGCTGCAAATAATAGTCACGCAATTCTGAAGACTTTCATCCATACCCTTATATTCCGCGAAATACATGCCTATAAAGCCTGCAAGTACGGCAGCAATACACTCGGCCATCAATTGCCTGCATGACGCTTCGTAACGTTTTTCACGAACCCCATTCAGAAACGAATGCACCCCGCCAAGGATGGAGAGGAGCATTATTGTGAAATCAAACATAACTATTTCCTCAATAGTGAATTAAATCTCATTGGGAAACGGTATGTACTTTGTGATTTCCACACATACTGGTTTTTGTTAATTAAAATCAGCAGCTTGCTATAAATAACGATAGTGAGCAGAAAATATGCTAATAGGCTATGTACGCGTATCAACAAATGAACAAAACACTGCTTTACAACGAAATGCCCTTGAAAGCGCAGGATGTGAGCTAATTTTTGAGGACAAGGCGAGCGGCAAAAAGGCTGAACGCCCTGGGTTAAAAAAGGTTCTTCGTATGCTTTCCAGAGGTGACACCCTGGTCGTATGGAAGTTAGATCGTCTTGGGCGCAGCATGCGTCACTTAGTTGTGCTGGTGGAAGAGCTGCGTGACAGAGGCATTAACTTCCGGAGTCTCACTGACTCCATCGACACCAGTACACCAATGGGGCGCTTTTTCTTTCACGTAATGGGGGCGCTGGCAGAAATGGAACGTGAACTTATTGTTGAACGTACACGCGCTGGACTTGATGCAGCTCGCGCAGAAGGTCGAATAGGTGGGCGTCGGCCTAAATACCAGAAAGAAACATGGCAGCAAATGCGGCGATTGCTGGAGAAGGGCATCCCCCGTAAGCAGGTTGCAATCATCTATGATGTGGCTGTTTCCACTCTTTATAAGAAGTTTCCGGCGTCATCATTTCAATCCTAAACCTTGGTTTAAGAGAACTCGGTACCAGCGGTGAAAAGATCCCCCTGTTGAGCACGGCTAACACATGGAGTGCACGCCAGACTTTCAACGGCGGGATCACCGGGGCGCTGACAGGGAACGCCGATACCGCAACGAAATTGAAAACAGCCAGAAACATTAATGGCGTCAGGTTCGATGGTTCTGGTGACATTAATATCAATACTCTGGTATCGCGCGGTCGCGTAACGGCCCTGGAGGCGAATGCACAGGGAACATCCGGGATTCAGCTGTATGAGGCATACAACAATGGCTACCCTTCCCCCTATGGCAATGTGCTTCACCTTAAAGGTGCCACCGCTGCTGGCGAAGGTGAGTTATTCATTGGCTGGAGTGGCACGAGCGGTGCCCATGCGCCCGTACATATCCGTTCGCGGCGGGATACTGATTCTGCCAACTGGTCTGAATGGGCGCAGGTCTATACGTCAAAAGATTCAATTCCCGGCGTCAATGCCAAAGGGGATCAGGATACCTCTGGTAATGCGGCTACAGCGACCAAGTTGCAGACAGCATGTACTATCAACGGTGTCTCGTTTGATGGTTCTAAAAATATTGAGCTAACGGCTGAAAATTTAAATCTTGAGCGAACAGTAGAATTAGCCGCTGGGTCATTGCAGAAAAATCAGAACGGCGCGGATATTCCTGGAAAAGATACCTTCACTAAAAATATTGGTGCATGTCGCGCTTTTCACAGTTCTATTAGTACAGGTGCAGGGAACTGGACAACGGCACAATTGATTGAATGGCTGGATTCTCAAGGGGCATTCAATCACCCATACTGGATGTGCAAATGTTCATGGTCGTACGGCAATAATAAAATTATAACCGATACTGGCTGTGGAACTATTCATCTTGCAGGTTGCGTTATTGAGGTTATGGGTAATAAAGGTGCCATGACCATCCGTGTAACAACACCAAGCACTTCCAGCGGTGGCGGAATCACTAACGCTCAATTCACTTATATTAATCATGGTGATGCTTACGCTCCTGGCTGGCGACGAGACTACAACACGAAAAACCTGCAACCTGCATTTGCTTTAGGGCAGACAGGAAACAGGGTTGCAAATGATAAAGCTGTTGGCTGGAACTGGAATAGCGGTGTTTATGATGCAGACCTAAAAGGCGCATCAACATTAATTCTTCATTTCAATATGAACGCGGGTAGCTGCCCGGCTGTACAATTACGCGTGAATTATAAGAACGGCGGTATTTATTATCGTTCAGCGCGTGATGGTTATGGATTTGAGGCTGACTGGTCAGAGTTTTACACCACAACCCGCAAACCCTCTGCGGGGGATGTTGGTGCATATACGCAGGCAGAATGTAACTCAAGGTTTATTACAGGTATTCGCCTGGGCGGTCTGTCATCTGTCCAGACATGGAATGGCCCCGGCTGGTCTGACAGGTCAGGTTATGTCGTTACGGGTTCAGTTAACGGGAACCGTGATGAATTAATTGATACAACACAGGCAAGGCCAATTCAGTATTGCATTAATGGGACGTGGTATAACGCGGGGAGTATTTAATTATGATGCACTTAAGAAATATTACAGCTGGCAACCCTAAAACAAAAGAGCAATACCAGCTAACGAAACAATTTAACATCAAATGGCTTTATACAGAGGATGGAAAAAACTGGTATGAGGAACAAAAGAATTTCCAGTATGATACGTTGAAAATGGCCTATGACCACAACGGCGTTATTATTTGTATTGAAAAGGATGTTTCAGCAATTAATCCAGAAGGCGCAAGCGTCGTTGAATTACCTGATATTACAGCAAATCGCCGGGCTGATATTTCGGGTAAATGGATGTTCAAAGATGGCGTAGTGGTAAAGCGAACTTATACCGAGGAAGAGCAGAGGCAACAAGCGGAAAATGAAAAGCAAAGTCTGCTACAGCTCGTCAGGGATAAAACCCAGCTATGGGACTCACAGCTACGGCTGGGTATCATTTCCGCCGAGAATAAGCAGAAATTAACCGAGTGGATGCTCTTTGCGCAGAAAGTCGAATCCACAGACACCTCCAGCCTACCAGTAACATTTCCCGAACAACCTGAATGAGACAAGGCCCGATAGCGGGCCTTAATTTTGGCACTGTTGCAAATAGTCGGTGGTGATAAACTTATCATCCCCTTTTGCTGATGGAG